ATGCCGCCGATGTCCGTTAACGTGTCGGGGTCTAGATCCCTAAGTTTTTGAAGCGCCTCGCGGGCCTCCTGGTCGTTGCGCTTGTCCGCATCGGCAGCCGCGTTCCATGCAGCAATAATCTCATTTTTCCTCTGGAGATTCACAGCTGGAACCCCGCCGACCAGATCGATCCAGTCGCCGTTCTCTATCTGACCGGATTCGTCTTTAAGAGCAGGCCCGATTACTGTCAGGCCAGCAAAGTCCTTTTCGGGATCAATTGACCAACGATTTACAAGTTTGCCTGATTCGGTCTTTATCAAGTAGAGCACCTTAGCCCCCCCATCCGACGATCGGCACGACGTAGGTTAAATCAATATTATCATTGTTCGCGAACGTGAATGGTACCGACTGAGTTACCGCGACCATACTGTAGGCTACCGCTGTACTAAGAGACCGAACCTCGACCGAGGTTGTGTTATTATAATAGGCTGCCGCAACACCATTGTACGAGCCAGAATCAAGAATTTTTCCATATCCAAGTGACTTGGCTCCACTTGCCGAGACAAGTTTCGTGGTATCAATCGTGTAGCCCGACGGCAAGTTGACAATCAGGCCCGTAGACGTTGGCGCGCCGCTAAGCTGAATCTGAGTTTGAATTTCCATCGAGTCGCCAACCCTGCGCCATCGACCAACGTAGGTTGTATTCGTCGACCAAGTGCCCGTGGGAGTGAAGGTAACCCATTTCGAAGGAATATTACGGCGCACAATTCGGAATTCGGATGACGCGCGAACAATCGCTACTGACTCGTTAAGAGTCCGCAAATACGCAGTCGTTGTTCCATCGATATTAGACCCGTTGCCAGAAATCAAAACATCGCTAGAACTCGTGTCGGTCTTCTCGATGTTTATCAGTCGTCCTATAGGAAGGCTCGAGAGTGACGGGAGTGTCGCGGTTGCTGTCCCTCCGCTAGCACTGATGCGAGCAATATCAGTATGCGATTGGATCGACATTGATCCCGTAGTTTCCGCCAAGTTGATGACGGGCGAGGAGTAACTAAAGCGCCAACGGCGATCAGTCGCGCCCAGATCATAGCTAAGATTCGTGGCAGACGAAATCGTGGGGTCGACCGGAAGAAGATGTCCCCGAAAGACTCCAAAGTTTGAGTTAACTTCGGCGCTCTTAATCTTGGTACTCGGTTGAAACGAAGTGAAGTCGCTCGAGGTAATCGTCGCTACATTCGGCATCTAAATTTCCCTCGCCTCAAATTTTGTTTCCAGTCTATCGAGATTCACATCAATCGATAGAAACTTAAATTCTGCGTCCAACAACGAAATTGCGTCGCCCGTTGGCAGTTCCCAGAAAAGATCTGTCGACGTTGACGTGGTGTCGGCGGCCCAGTCGTTCTGATCCCAAAGCGTGTTACGGCTTGTCGCCGGCGAATCATATGAAATACTAACTCGGTCGAGAATCTCGAGCGTCGGAATAAAGCTTGTTGAAAACAGAATCTCGTTCTTCAACGAAGAATACTCATTAAAGAGATCTAAAGCGATCGTCGCCGCAACGGTTGCGGTCGGAATGTAGATATTCTCGACCTTAAGAGTTCTTTCGCCAAGGTTCCATGGATTATTCTGAGGCGATACTTCGAGCGCGGACTGAGCTACTTCGTACGACGTCGAGGTATCCTCCTCGCGCCACTTGACCTCGACCCTCGAGTAATACTTTGTTAACCTCTTCCCAAAGCGATCAATGGATTTGATCGTCGTTCCGTAAGTAGTGTCAAAGCTTCCACTTCCATGGAACTGGAACGCGATTTGATCCGAGTTCTCTTCTCGAGAAACAAACTTAAACGTTCCGTTCCTGGTAACGTATGGGACAAAATTCTCCGCCTCTGCAAGCTTCTGAATCACGTCCCAAACGTTCGAGTCAATGATTCCGACCGCCGTAGAGGTGTTCAGTGTGGTGAAAACGTTCGACGTTGTGCTTATGTCCCAACCCGTCGTAGTGTTGCCAAAGAACGGTCGAAAGACATAGTTTCCTAAAGAATCGGTTTGATCGCGAAGCATCGTGATAAACTGACTTGCTGTCATGCCGGTCGAAGTCCACCCAGTAAGGTTTCGGGCGGCATAGTCGAGAAATACCTGTGTGAGCGGTTTAACCGTAAATGAGACTTCGTTCTTATTTGATAGGCTGATATCTCCCGAAATTATTCCGGTAAACAGGGCACCATCTGTATCCCATTCCGAACTGTCCTCGTCCCAGTCGTCAACGTCCCACTGCGTTTCGTTTGGAACCTCATCTCGGTCCCAGATACCGGATGCAGATAAAGTTTCTGAAACGAAGCCCGCCTCAATTCGTACAAGCGTCCGCTGCTGCGAGAGGTATCCATACCAGAGGCTTGGCTCTTCGGTCTCGGGGTTATACCTGCCTTCATCGTTAGCGAAAACGAGAGTTGCGTTAGAGAACGAAAACCGATTCGGGTACTGGGAATCAATCGCGACCTTATACGAACCCCATTTTTTCACGTCGTCAGATATATCAAGCCACGCTGACTCGAAAAGGCCCGTGTCGGATTCTCGGCGCTTAATCAGACATCGCCTAAAGACCTTCGAGTGTGGATTCCGAATCTCACCCAGAAGACTCATGTCGTCGTTTCCCGCAGAGCAATCGTGCCAGAGAATCCAGAGTTGGCGGCATCTTCTGAGTACGTATAGAAGTCGAAATTTCCCGGCCAGACGCATTCGAACACGAACTCATCCCATCCCGTGGTGGTGCCGAAAGGACAAAACACGAACGGCGTGCGCCGAAGATATATATCCTTAAGGGAGTTTCGAAAGGCCGTAGAGATATATCGAAGTTTTATCTCGGCCGAGAACTTTCTCTGGACCGTGTGAATCCTGACGCCGCCGTCCGACATTTGATGGACAACCTGTTCCGGATCTACCTTAGGCGAGTAATTGTTCGAGTTCGGATTCCTCGCGAAAGTTAAAAGCGTATCGCTGATGATCAGATGACCAATCGCCTTTTCAGAGTTAGCGACCTGAGTCGATTTCATGTCGATTGATACGCTGGTACAGTTCACGGCGGCGGCGCGCAGATAAAGAGAGGTCTCCGAGTTTGAAGAGAAATTGCTCGTAACCGTAGAGCCGGTCGTTGTCAGAGAGAACGTGTTTGCGGTCGCACCGTTGTAAAAGATTGTAAAAGACTTCAGGTTCGTCTCGAGCAGCGCAATGCGGCTCACCGAAACGGTCGCATCAAAGTTGATCCGCATCGTGACGGTCGTCGAATCATTTGCAAAACCATCCGAATAAAACTGAATCGATCGGTCTGGGTTAAGGATATTCGAAACTGTATCCGTATTCGAGTTAACGACGAATTGAGTTGTGGTCTGGCAGTAGTTTCGCTCGAGAAACTCCATTACGCTATTCGCAGCCATCAGACCAACCCCTCGTCAAAGGCAAGACTTTCATTGTTCTGACGCAGCCTCAGAAGCTCGCGGTCGACTGCGACGGCAAACTCTCGCGCCGATGACTGATCGCCAAGAAGTCCCCCGTTTACAATAATGGTAACGCCTCCGCCGCCAAGCCGAGAGCGCGCGTCAGGATCGTCAAGCGGAATCACCGCCTCATCACGCCCACCCTCACCAATGATTGCGGGCACACCGCCGTTCGTTGCGCGCACGATACCGCCCTCAGCCAGAGGCACGCCCGCAATTCTTGCAGCCTGCGCCGCCATCGCGGTCCCCACGAGACCGGCCGCAATAAAGTTGAATGGCGGAGGAAACGCAGACAGGGCCCGAGCGATGGCAACAGGAGTTTCAATTGCGATCTGGGTGATGCCCGCAGCCTTACCAATGGCCGCCAGAGTTCGGTTGTTTGCATTCTGCAGTGTCGCAATCGTGCTTAGTGTCGCCTGCCTGTCGCGGACAATATTTTCGTTTTTCTGTTTTTCAAAGGCCTCTTCCTTTGCCGCACGCTGTTGGTTTAAGAGGCCTTCTTTGTCCTTAAGAAGCTTGAGCTTGGCCGCGTTATTTGATTCAGCTTGAAACTGTTTGTCGAGTGCGGAGATCTTAGTCGCAAGTTTCTGCTCTTCGTTTGCCCCAATCTGCGCGTTCTCAACCGCCATAGCCTCGAGACGCTGCTGCTCCGCCTCGACCTGCCCAGCGAGTGCATCTTCGCGAGAGATCGTTCTCTTGTTTGCAAGTGAAGCGCGAAAATTCTCCTCGTCCTCTTTCCTTTTGTTTTGCTCGTCTTGATTTCTCGCCGCAGACAGTGCCGACATGTCTTCGTTAAAGGTGCGCCAGTTTTCCTTTACGTCATCGATGGTCGCTTTTTGCCCAGCAACCCAAGCTTCGCCAGCTTTTTTGAATTCGCCATCCATTACTAGGCTGACCGCCTTAAATGCCGCAGACAGGTCGTTCTGGACCTTCTCAACAAGGGTCCCAACGATCAGCCGCAATACCAGCATCGTTCTCGCCGCAGCGTCGATCGCAAACGCGAACGCATCCACAATGTGCTTGTTCTCCTCAAACCCAGTAAACATGCGTCCGAGGATTGCAATCATGGCCGTTATCGTCGGCGCGATACGCTCACCAACTGTTTCCAGAAAGTCAGAGAGCCGATTCTTTAACTGCTCTATTGAGCCGAGGCCCATCGCGGCGGCTTCGGCCTGACCCCCAAAGGTATCGCTAAGGCCCTTTGTGACGGCGGTCATTTTCTCTGACGAAGATGCGGCGGCGTTGATTTCGATGCCGTATCGCGCGAGCGCGTTCGTCCCCGTGCCAATCGTCTTTCCAACAAGCTCCGCTGCAGTATTCAGGTCGATCTTCTTGGCCGCAGCGAAATCAAGAGTCGCCTTGAGAACGTCCTCGGTGACCTCTTTTTGCTTCGAGAACTGTTGAATAATTGCCGTGGCCGAAATGATTTGCTCGTCACCAAAGGTCGTAACCTTCTGTAGCGATGTCGCCAGACCTAGATACTTATCCCTAAGATCGGTTGTGAAGGTGCCGGCGTTGACCATCGCTTGGTTTAAGCGGTTAGTCGCCTCTTCTTGTTCGCGAAAATTTCGAAGCGCGAGTCCGGCAAAGCCAACGATCGCTGCGCCGGCTGCGACCGCGGCGCTTGCGATGGTAGCGATTCCAAGCCCGACTTTATCAAGCGCGGAAGAACCCATCTCCTTTACTTTAAGTATTAGGGTAGCTTCCTTCTGTGCCATTACCTACCGCCTGGTCTGCGACTCTTCCTTTGATTCGCTCTCTTCGCTTGCTTTATTTCCTCTTCGATCGCCTTACTCGCCACAAGCATATCGAACTGGAAGTCGGTGTTTTCCGAATGAAGCAAGCTCGAGGGCAGCACACCGTAACGCTTCGCAATCACATCAAGTTCAATCAACTTCTCTCGTGAGAGCCGAGTGACTTCAGTTTTTTTTTACCGTACGAAAACTCTACGATTTTATCGTACAACGCATTTGCCATTTCCATATCGATGAAAACGTCAGAGATCGGAACGAGTCCCTCGCCCTCTTTTCGGCCGATTTTTGGACTGACGACCCCCGCAATAATCACGTCAGCCAAGTGTTCACGAATTTTTTTATGAGAAAGCTGCACGTCATCTTTCGCGCCCCCAGCTTGGTAGGTGTCATACGACTGCCGCAGAACGCGCGCGCCTTCGAGATAATTTAGGACATCAACCTTGCGAATAATGAACTCTACGCCCTTAATGCGCACCTTCATCTTCGCGTGAATGTGCGCATTAAGACTTTTCTTTTTAAACCAGCCGAACATATCAATAACTCGACGTATCGTTTGTCACGAGCGCCCGAATCGCATATCCGGTCGAGGTTGATGAGTCGCGAAGCACGAGTGCGGAAACTTCGGTTTTTAGAATCTCGTCCGGCCCGCCAATCTCAGGATCCGACGCCTCAGTGATGAAGATCTTCGGCATCTGAATTTTAATCCCGCGACGGATCGCGGAACCAGACAGCGTGTCGCCCAAAAACTCAAGCTCACAAGCGAGCTGAGAATTGTTGATCATCGCCGTGTAGGCGGTCGTCGTATCGAACCGCATCGTCATATTCAGCGTGATCGCGGCCACTCCGGGCGGCAATACCTGAAGAAGGTCCGAGCCTATGCGTCGAGAATCTGCATCTGCCTTGAGATTGTTTGCAATCGTCAACTCAACCGTTTGAACATGCCAGAACGACGTCGAGGTCAAAGAACCGAATGAACTCTCGACGCTCACGCGTCCGCTAACGAAGCTAAGTGGCCACTGATTTAGGTTTCCGATAGCCGTCGAAACGTCGTTTGTCGAAATCGTCGAGTCTTTTCCGATCAAAGAGAACGTCGCCTTTACCGCCTCGTCGATCTCCGAATTTAGAGTGAATTCGTTTACGCGAAGTCCGGTAAACTCGAAAATCTTTGCCGAAGCCGAGTCGCCCTTGCGAGTATTGATAGAAAGCGACCCGTGTGTAGCGTCGAAGTTTCCGAGAGTGAACGTATGCGTAAACGCACTCCCTCCGGCCGTCTCTCCCGTGGCGGTCGCAGACGTAATGGCCGCACCGCCCATCGCATTCTGAAGCAAATAAGCGGCCGCAGTCGAGCGCGGGTCGTAATGAATCTCGATATCTCCTTCGATCTTCTTACCGAGACTGATCGTATCCGCGTACACGCGATGCGTGGTGATTTCCTCAATGACCTTTGCTTCCTTCATCGTCCGAAGGCTAGACGAGATAAACTCGATTCCGGCCGTAGCGGTGACGTAAGTGCCGTAGGTCGTTTCGCGTGCGACCGCGAGATAAGAAGGGAAACCAACAAGTGCGTTCTGACCTACTGCCATTTACTTCCCTCCCTAGATAGAAGACGCAAACGCATAGTAATGTTCACG